AAAACAAGTTATTGAAGCTGACCCTAATGATAGATTTGGTAATTTCCAAGAAATATATTTAGGATATACTATTAAAATACAAGAAGATAAACCTATAGATAAAAATAAACAAAAATTATTAAGAAGAAGAGGTATAGCTTTAGATTCAAATGACAATATAGTAGCCGCTACTGATTTAACTTTTAGTGATAATTTAAATCAGATTGTTACTGAAGTTAGATACAAATTAAGCTTATACTTAAAACAAGGATTAATAGGTGTAAATACGGCTGATTCTTCTCCAAATCAAATAACAGATGATGATGCTTTAGGCTTAGCAGAAGACTTAGGATCAAATCCGTTACAAGTCAATAACATAAAGGCACAAGCAAATAATCCTACTACTAACGCTATTCAAGGTCAACCCAACTATTCTATAGAAGGTAGACCTATAGATCCAAAAGAACCAATTGAGAGTAGAATAGGAGGTGGTAATTTTGTACCTGTAGATGGAACCGGAATTTCAAAACCACCCTTAACTTCTAAACCTAAAGGAAATACTAAAAACAAAACCATTAATACAGATGCTTTAATTACTCCTTTGTTACAAGAACAAAAAGAAGCAAACCCACAATTTAAAGCTATTCAAGATGTGTTTAATACTTTAAATAATATTAACCCTGAAACAGTAGGACAAATACTTAATCAACCTGGAAGTGAACAACTTTCAGATGAAGAACTTTTAGCTACTTTAAAAACTCAAGTATTAAGTAGTTTAGATCCAAACCCTGATAAGGTAAAAGAAGTACAAAGAAAAACAGCTCAATGGTATGAAGGATTAAGAAACCAAGCTAGAATAGATTGGGAACAATCAACTATAAGAAATAATCAAGCAGGAATTCCACCTATACCTTTTGAAGATTACTTCCTTAAAGTTAAAGAACAAGAATTGCCTAAATGGGTAAAACTACTCCTAAGACGAAGATATACCGAAACAGAAATTCAGTTTGGTATAGATGACATGGATATTAGAGATAAGTTTCAAATTGGATTTGGGCCCAATTCAGAAGTTAAAGTAAAACTACGCCCAGCATTTAAAAGAAAAAGTTAATATATAAATATTTATAATCATGAAACTAGAAGCTTTTAGAAAAATAATTAGAGACGAAGTAAGAAGCGTAATTAAGGAAGAACTTTCTTTAATTATGAAAACTCCTATAACTGAAACTAAAATAACTGAAAAGCCGGTTGTACAAGAGTTAAAAAAAGAAAAAACAACACCTAAAACAGAAACACCTAAACATGAAACTACTGCATTTTCAAAACCTTTATTTGAAGGGGTAGGTGCTTTAGCTGATGTTTTAAATCAAACACACGCTGAGGGTGGTTGGAGAAACCTTAATGGTGGAATGACAGCACAAGATGCTGTAGGATTTCAAGGTGGTATGCCTGGAGGAAATACTAAAGTAGTTCAATCAGCAGATGAAATGTTAGCATCTGCCCCTAAAACAACAGATATAAACCAAGTATCAATTGATGCTGTACCTGATTTTAGTGGATTAATGGGTAAATTTAAAGAAGAAGGTAAAATATAATGGCATATATAGTACGTAATGTTGATATTTTAGATCTTAAACCTAGTACAGGTGTAGGGATATCATTACCCTTTGATGGTCCTACAGGTATTAATACAACATATACAACTAAAGATGCTATAAAATCTAACTTGTTAAATTTTATTTTAACAGGTAAAAGAGAAAGAATAATGAATCCTGGGTTTGGATCCGGTATTCGTGACGTAATTTTTGAACCTATTACAGAAAACTTAACAGATCAAGTTGAGAATTTAATTTATGGTGGGGTAGAAACATATTTTCCACAAGTTCAAATAAATAATTTAAATGTAGAATTGTCACCTGATAATTTAACTGTAATTATAAACTTAAATTACTCAATAATTAATACAAATATAGAAGATGAACTTCAAATAAACATTAATACTAATGGCGGAGTCTAAAGAAATACAATATTTAAATAAAGATTTTGATGGATTTAAGCAGAAACTGCTTGAATTTGCTCAAGTATACTATCCGGAAACATATAATGACTTTTCAGAGACATCTGCGGGTTTAATGTTAATTGAAATGGCCTCTTACGTAGGGGATGTTTTAGCATATTATGGTGACAAACAAGTTCAAGAAAATTATTTAGAATTTGCTAAACAAAGAGATAGTTTATTATCACTAGCTTATACACATGGTTATTTTCCACAAGTAACAAATGCTGCTACAACAGATGTAGAAATATTCCAAATAGTTCCTTCGACCATAACTAGTGGATTATATAGACCTGATTTTAATTACGCTATGATTTTAGCAGAAGGTGCTCAAATTCAATCTTCAAATAATACTGATGTTTTCTTTTATATAGAAGATAAAGTAGATTTTACAGTATCAGGTAGTAGTGACCCAACTAATGTGTCTGTTTATTCTTTAGATGGAACTAACAACCCAGATTTTTATTTATTAAAAAAGTCTGTTAAAGCTACAGCTGGTACTTTAAAAACAGCTGAATTTACATTTACAGCACCTGAAAGATTTTCTACAGTACAAATTGTAGATACCAACATAATTGAAATTGTAAAAGTAACAGATACAAATGGAGCAAGATGGTATGAAGTACCTTATTTAGCACAAGAAACTATATTTGATCCTCAAACTAATATAGCTGCTAATGATCCTGAATTATATCAATATAACGAGACTACACCTTATCTTTTAAAACTTAAAAAAATACCTAAAAGATTTGTAAAAAGATTTAAAACAAATAATACATTAGAACTACAATTTGGACCAGGAGTATCCTCAGGACAAGATGAAACTATAATCCCTAATCCAGATAATGTAGGGCTAGGTTTACCTTATGGTACTGATAAACTTTTAACAGCTTATGATCCATCTAATTTCTTATATACAAGAACTTATGGATTAGCTCCTTCAAATACTACTTTAACAGTACAATATCTTGTAGGAGGGGGAGCCACTTCTAATGTTACAGCCCAATCTTTAACAATATTATCATCAGGCACAGTAACGTTTTTTGGATCAAATTTAGATTCTACATTACAATCTACAGTTAGAAATTCTCTAGCGTTTACTAATACAAAACCTGGTGTAGGAGGGGGTGATGGTGATACAAATGAAGATATAAGACTAAAATCTATATCTCAATACCCAACACAATTAAGAACTGTAACTAAAGACGATTATGCTATTAGATCTTTATCTTTACCTTCAAAATATGGTAAAGTAGCTAAAGTATATGTAACACAAGATGCTTCTATTTCTCCTAATAGAAAAACTCCTGAAGGAAGATATGATACAAATTTATTATCATTATATATTTTATCACAAAATAATGTAAATGATTTAATAGTTGCTGATCCTGCTCTAAAACAAAATTTAATTACTTATTTAAGTGAATATAGAATGTTAACAGATGCAGTAGAAATTAAAGATGCTTTTATTATCAATATTGGAGTTAATTTTGATGTAATCCTATTACCAAATTATAACAGTCAAACAGTATTAAACAGTATTATAACAGCTTTAAAAGATTATTTTGATATAGATAAATGGCAAATAAATCAACCTATTTTAATTAATAATGTTAAAAATGTAATTGATAGTGTAGATGGAGTTCAAACAGTTAAAAAATTAGAATTTGTAAATAAAGTAGGAGAAAACGAAGGATATTCAAAACTAGCATATGATATTAATGGTGCTACTATAAATGAAGTATTATACCCTTCTTTAGATCCATCTATTTTTGAATTAAAATACCCTGATACTGATATCCAGGGAAGAGTAGTAACAAATTAAAACAATGGCAGTATACAAAATATTTCCCGAAAAAGATACATTTATTCTATCTAAATACCCTGCTCAAAATACAGGTTTAGATGAAATATTAGACATTTCCAATTATAATGGAATTAATCAATTATCATCTGCTCAAGGTGATTTACCTGCTGTTACCCGTGCATTAGTTCAGTTTAAAACAACAGATATAAATAATGTTGTTAATAACAAAATAAGTGGATCAGCTTTTACTACTAATTTAAAATTATATTTAGCTAATGCTGAAAACGCACCTTTAGATTATACTTTAGAAGCATATCCTGTATCTGGAGCTTGGGATATGGGAACTGGTAGAGTAAGTGATGATCCTAAAACACAAGATGGGTGTTCATGGGGTTGGAGAGGAGAATCTGGTTCAAATGCCTGGACTACAGCAGGTGGGGATTGGTACACAAATCAATCATCTGCCTCACAAGATTTTACTTATGTAAGCGATAAAGATATTTCAATGGATGTTACTGAAATTATCCAAGATTGGAACAGTGGTTCAGTGGCAAATGACGGTTTCATTGTTAAACACAGCGCAAGCATTGAATTCTCAGCTTCATACGTTCAAACACAATATTTCTCCGTGGATACCCACACTATATACCCACCTGAACTAGAATTTAAATGGGATGATAGCTCATACTCTACACCATTAACTGCTGTAACTTCAAGTGATATTGTAGTTGCATTTACAAATTTAAAAAGCGAATTTGAAGACAGCGGGGTATACAATTTTAGAGTAAAAGCAAGAGACAAATACCCTACTAGGGCTTTCCAAACCAGTTCAGTATATTTAAATGCTAAAGCACTACCTACATCTTCATATTGGGGTCTAAAAGATGCTAAAACAGACGAAATGGTAGTAGATTTCGATACTTCATACACAAAAATAAGTGCTGATAGTGGTAGTAACTACTTTACAGTTTATATGGACGGGTTAGAACCAGAAAGATATTATCAATTAATGGTTAAAACAGTTATTGGAGATGAAACTCTAGTAATTGAAGATAAAGGTAACTATTTTAAAGTAGTTAGATAATGGCAAAACAAGAAGTAAAACTTCAAAAACAGGTATATGGTAAAGTATCATATCCTAAAGTGGTTGATACAGAATTTAAACAATTAGTTCAACCAGAGGACATTGTTATTGTAGAAGAACCAGCTACTGTAGCTGATTTTTTTATTGAATATGACCGTTTATTTTTTGAAATACCTCAAAAAGGAGCAGGATCACATGAAGAATTAGTTAGAAGAAGTTCTTCTTATATAGGAGTAACAGGACAATCCGAAGAAGTTCAAGCACTACTTGATGAAATAAATGAACTAAGAGGACAACTTCTTTCAGCACAACAAGAATTAGTTAATTTGAGTACTAATATCTAATGGCAGAAACAACCAGCATATCAAATATAGCATCTAATAATCTCCAAACCCAAGATTATTCAGTTCAAGATATTAATCTTTTAAATGAATATGAAATAAATAGAGAGTTTGGGGCTGAACAAGATATAGTAGAACATCATATATATTCTGCTACAAATAACATTCTATATTCAAATTATAATTTTCAAAATTATAGTACTCTTGTTACTAATCCCGAAAATTCACTATACGATAC